ACTGCTCGGCCCACTAACACGTAGCGGGGTTGTACTTGCGGCTGCTTTGATTGTTAATGTTGAGTCAGGCCCAGTATTGCCAATCCCTAATCGCCCACTGGAGTCCAGGCGCATGCGCTCGGTGTCTGTTGTATAAAAGCCCCAAAAGTCAGAGTTATCGGAGTATAGAATCCGCCCTTTGTCGGGGTTGGTCGATCCGCCAGCGTTTATAGTTGCGCTGCCAGTATCGGCGCATTGCATGTTTAGAACAACGCTGCTGCCAGTAGAAACAAGGTTGGTTGCGTTTTGGCCTGCTGACTGAGTGTGTAATAGAGAGCTGGGGCTAATCGTCCCCAGACCTAAACGCCCACTGGAGTCAACAAACAACCGCCCCGTGCCATTAGTTGAGATGGCTACTTGACCTGCGCCAGCTGAATAGACTCCAGAAGTGGGGTCGCCATCAAAACTGAAACTTGGTGCTGCTGCCGATCCAGCCGGTGCGCTAGCCAGCAATTCACCGTAGGTAATCTTCTTGTTTTTATCAGCTGCCGCAACCTCACTGATGTCTACAATCGGCAACAGGTCACCAGTTGCTGGTGCTGTCAGTGACGCTAGATCCGAGATTTTGCGGTTAGTCATAGGAGTCTTTGTGTAGTGGTAGCTTAGCCTTCAATGGCAGACTTAGGTGCGGAGTGCACTTACCACTCAAGGATGAACACACCACCGACAATACCGGCAGTGGCGCTGGAACCACTGCCTCCACCACTACCAGTGCCGCCGGCCCAAAAAGACCCTCCATTATTTTCTCCATTGATATTAAATTTACTGTTAAGTGCAGTGCCACCAGCACCTCCCGCAGTGGCGCCGCCGCCGGCGCCGCCGTAGCCAATAATTTGCAGACCAGTTCCAGTTGGTGTGAACGAGGTATTTCCTCCAGAGGCGGGTGGATTGCCTGTTGCGCCAGATGCGCCGATAGTTATGGAGGCGTTGACTCCCATTTCCACGCTGGTGTAAAGACGCACGGCTGTTCCACCGCCACCACCGTTTACGATTGGTGTATACGGGGACGACGTTGCAGTACTTCCTCCGCCACCGCCACCTGTTGCAAAAACCAAAAATGTGTTCTTGTTGGAAGTTGGAGTGTAGGTGCCATTAGCCGTAAACGTTTGAATTGATGCGCCAGATGCAACGGTGCCCCAGGAGGCGAGGCTGCCACTTGTGACCAATGCCTTGCCTGCGTTACCGCTTTGACTTGGCAGTAGCGCGGCCAACGCTGCTGTTGCTGTTGTTTCTCCGGTGCCGCCATTGGCAATTTCAGTGATGCCGCCTGCGTTGAAGCCAGCTGGATCCAGTACACCGACCGTGATCCATGCCGTATTAGATCCGTTCCGTACCTTCCAAACTGGTGGACTGCTGCTTGTATCAACCCACGGCTGAAATGCAACTGTTACGCTCGGGGCGCTGTTGCCGCTGCTTTGGCTGTAAAGCGCGGAGAGGTTGTCATTAATGTCCGCACGAACGCTTGGGAACGTTGCGTTCTGAACTACTTGATCAGATTGAGCCATTAGAAGGCGCGACCGTAGCCAACGGCATTGTAGGTGAAGTCTAGCGCTTGCCTGCTACCACCTTGTAAAAACTCCACATTGAACCCAGTGCGAGTCAGGTTGGTGATTTGCGTGTGGGTGTTTGCTCCGATTGCCAGAGCGGTAACACTAACGCTAGGCAGCAGCGTGTAGTACGGATCGCCAACGGTCACAGCTTTGTAGAAAGCATTGGGGAATGTGATCGTCGTGACGGCACTGGTACTGCTGGTCTGGGTGGTCAGACTGGTGGTCACACGCCTGGTCAGCTCCAGTTCTGCGCCGAGTTCATCGATGGCAACACCGATCAATTCAGTATCAGTAGTCAGGATGGCTTTTACCTGAACGCCCCGACCACGCACCATCCCACTAGCAAATTCAGTCCATGGTCCCCAAGTAGGTGATCCAGCTGGATCATCTAGCGTGACGCGCACATAGGTTGCCACGTTGATCTGGTCGGCAAGCGTACCATCGAAGAAACCTGACTGACTGTCAAAGTTGCCGCTTACGGCATCAAAAAGCGTTGAAAAAACAACTGGACGGCTGACAATGTACCGCCTAATTTTAAAATCATAGACATCGCCAAGATCAAAGGCATCTTTGAATTGGTACTCGGCGCCGCAATCACCAGCGCAGTAAATGGTTTCCCAATAATCCGGTGCTACGTAAACATTTGGCGTAAGTACAAGTGCTGTTTCGCCTGCGTCATACGCACAGTTAGTCTTGGTTCCACTGAACGGTGTAGTAAGGCTTTGTTCTGCCCATTCTTTTGCAACAATGCGGGACTCTGGTTGGGGCAACACAACCTCAACGCCTGTTGCCACCAGCGAACGATTGCCAAGAAAGTCTTCAAACTTCAAGAAGTAAGTGCCAGGCAACAACGGCACTTGCTTTTGGGTGGAACTACCGGCAACAGCCTGCACCACGTCATTACTGCTGTTCCATTCAGCACTTGCTAGTGCCCGCGGATCGTGGCGAATAATGACGCGGCCACCAACTTGCACATCAAGCTGCGCTGCTTGTTGCCAAGTGAGGATCAACATATCCTCGCCAGTTGCAATCGCACTGACGTTTTGTACGTCTGATGGTGGAGCGCCAAGACCAGCCACTGTGTAATTGGCCAGTGCTGGCTCGCTGAACAAGATATTGGTAGAGCTGATGCTACTTACCTGGATTTGGTAGTTGCCAGTTTTGGCGTCGAGAATGTCAAACGTTGTACCCTGAACAGTAACTGTAGTAAAATTGTCATCTTCAAATCTATACTTAACGCGAAACTTTTTGACACCTTGTGGCGGGCGCCAGCCAAACGTAATCTTGACGGCAATTCTGCCATTGAGGTCGTACTGCACCTCTGGGCTTACTCCGCCACCAACTTGAGCAGTACTGATAATTGACAGCTCGCTTGGCTGTGCAGGAATCTCATTAAGGTTTGTGGTGTCTCTGAATTCGAGTGGTGCACCATCTTCAATGACAGCGTATTTGTTTTCGATGTGTGCAATAGCTGTGATGCCGTAGTTGATGCCATCGGACTCGTTAACACCAATGACACGCCAGGTTGACGCCTGAAGTGTTGGGCTTTCAAGAATCCAGATACTGTTTACATTTGGCGTATCACTTAATGCAACCTGCAAAGTAATAACGTTGCCTTCAACTGTTGAGACTAACTGTTGCTCAACGCTGCCATCAGGCAAGATTACGCTCAGCAATGAACCACCTTCAATGCTTAAATCAGTATTGGCAGAATCATCAACCGTGATGGTTGTGGTTGTAGCTGCTGCAATACGACCAGCGCGACGGGAACCAGCTCGCACCGGATCTGAAATCAGGATAATTTGCCCAGGCCGTACTTGCTGCCCGGCGTCAAGACTTGAGGCAAACGTGCAGACTTCTTTCTCGTAACGCTCCGAGAACAGCAACCACTTGCCAATGCGATTGGCCTGACCGCGACTGGTACAAGCAAAAGCGCTGATCTCACTACGAACCACGCCATACTTGGCAATCGATTCTGTGTCCTCCACGACCTCAAAAGCCGTATCCCTTAGGCTTAAATCGAGATAGCTGACCACTACCACGTTGGGGCGGATCTTTAGGCTGCTGCCGCTGTAGGAGAAACCTTCTGCCGTTACGTTCGATTGGTTGAACAAGTAGACCGGATCGGATGGTGCATCCTGAGCAATGGTCAGACTGCCGGTGCTCCAGAACGCTTGGCAACGCATGACTGACAGCAGGTCATTGACCAGCTTGTACGTTTCTTCTGCGGTTTGGATTACGGTGTTACAGGAAAAACGTGGCTCATATCCATTTAACCCATCGGATATGCCATGTTTGCCAGTATCTTTGTTGTAATCATCGGTGGTGCCGCCGAAACGTGTATTTAAAGCGCTGCAATACAAAGAAGCAGAATAAAATGCCCATTTATCAAGTTGAACTGGATTGACGTGATCGCCAAATCCATAGCGAGTGCTGGTCAACAGATCCCATAAAATCCAAGCGGGATCTGAAGTCCATGCAGCAGCGGCAAATGTCCCATTCCATACACCTGAATAAATTAAAGCTCCTGTTGCACTATCTACTGTTGCATTCGAAGGAATTGCTACCTTAATACCTTTAATTAAGTAACTCCGAGTGGGGACATTGCTGAACTGCTCAGCGTCAATGCGGAAGCCAATAAGTGCGCTGTTTGGGTAACTTAATCGTGCCCAGGTAATTTCGGTGTAGCTGCTCCAGCTGAACTCGTTGGCGAGCAAGGTATCTGTGCTATCGGCTGTAATGCGAGTAACTTTGATGGTAACAATGTCATTAATACCAGGCCGTTCCAGTTCAATTAGATAGTCTTTGCGGTATTCATCTCCGGTACGCCCAGTAATTGTGTCATCAATTTTGGTTACATAGGTACCGCCTGCATAGTTAACCGCAATTTGCAGGCTTACATTTGCTCCAAGCGTGTCCCCTGTTTTTGTGTCAATGCGTTGAAGTGATGGAATTGCGATGGTTACGCGAACAGCGTCAACGTCAGGATCGCTGATGGTGACGACCTGCGGTACGCCTTTGCGAACCGTGATGCCAACAGGTTTTTCGTCCTCGACGCCAAGTGTTGGCGGAGTGTAGCTGCTGCCAGAAACTTTAGAACCTAGTGCAATGTACGTTTGGTCCTGCGTACCGTTGCGGGTATAAATTTCAACGTCCTGAAAATTAAAACTGCCGTTTGGATTCTGGAGGACGGTGTTGTTGATGTAAACGGACTTAAAGCCATCCGCTAAACCTTCAATCTCTCCTTCTGAGATCAGATCCAAGACGTTGGCGTATTGCCTTGAATCCAGGCTGTCTTTAGCTGTTACAGGTGTGCGGCTACTGCCTCCACCTAGCTTGCCACCACCAGCTCCGATGATCGTCATGCTTTCACCTGCACCGTGTCAGTACCAGCAGAAATCACCACGCTGCCAACCAGGGTGAGGCCATACACACAGGGGACTGGAATACCAGCCCGTGATGTTTGTTGAATACCTGAAAAGTTAAATGTTTTCCTCGGGTCGTTGTCGCTGCCTGAACCTTGCGGAATTTTGGGCACAGGTGTTAGTAATTGTGCAGTACCGGTTAAAACTAATCCAATGCCTATATTCCCAGCAATAGCCGCAACAGTAGCCCAACCACCTGTAGCCCATGCTAAAGCTGCTGATGCAGCAAAACCGGCAGCACTGAAACCCAATGATGCGCCCATAGTTATAAATGCAGTTGCAATCAAGGCAACGCCGATGGCTATTTTTAATGCACCTCCAGCACCAGCAACCACCGGCACAATCTTGATGTCCTGCTGCCCGGCTGGATCGTGAATCTCATCCAGCCCCAAGTCGTAGGTGCCGACCGTCACGCGGTAATACTGCTCGGCCATGTGCTGTTCGAGGCCGGGGAAATTGACCACCAGCATCCGCACCGCCTCAGCCGCAGTCGCCACGTCTGCTTCGAGCACACGCCTGCCAATGAACTTGGCCAACTGCCCGTAGAGCTTGATCTTACGGAGCATGACGCAACCTCCTTCCGGTTACTTTAGCCAACCATCCACCGTACATGTCCCTACTGCTAAGACGACCTTGGATGTGATGAAGCACCATCCCGTCGCCAATGTACACGGCGCAATGGTTCAAGCCTGGCGCATTGATTGACATCAGCAGCAAGTCACCATGCTCCAGCATCTCTTCCTCCGCTAGCTCGCGGAATCCGGTGGCAGCCCAGCAGCCGTCAAACATTGGCGCAGCAAGGAAGCTGGCTGGATCCAATGGCCGTTCCCAGTCGCGCAGGACGATGCCATTCTCGGTGTACCAATCACGCGCTAACGTCCAGCAATCTTGTACGGCCCACACCCATTGCCTTCCAATCAGCGGAGCGCGGTAGCCGCATGGTGTGTAGGTGCCCCAGGTTTTGATATTGGGATTGACGATGTACCAAGGCAATTTGCTGGCCTCTGCTGCCACTTTGTCCGCCTCACTGGGCACTGCCGGTGATATTGGATGGCTATGAACAATGGCAGCAATCTCGCCAGCGTCATCCGCAGCAGCGTAGCCATCGGGATCCAATACAAACATCTGCTCGGGATGCGCTGCAAGGTTGCGGCAGGGCCAGTAACGTTCGCGCCCTTTGATGACCACAACCAAACCGCATGATTCGCGGGGATCTTCCGCCTGGGCATGTTCCAGTGCAGCGTCTTGCCAGGTCATGCAAAGAATGTCCCGATGCCTGGGAACCCGCCGTGAGGGATCACAGCTTTGGCGCCAAATCGTGCCTTGCAACTATCAACTCGTTTGCCGCATACATCTTCACTGGCGTTACCAACAGGTGAATCATCAACAGCAAAATAGTTGGTGCCGGCATAGCCACATTCAGCGGAGCGGTACACCCACTGGCAGCGGGCAATGCACTGACGTTTTGGCGCCCTGATCCCAACCAAGTCGAACATACTGGCAAGCTCAAACTCCACTAAGTCGCGGTTTTCTGCTGACTTGCGATCCACGAAATAAATCTCTCGTGGAAATTCAGCAAAAGGGTCTGGAGTACCGTATGGATTGCCAACCTCTTGGTAAATGAATGTGTCGTCTTCATACAACAAAACAGAACTGTCTTCAGCCAGTAAATAATCGTTAGATATAAAATTAACCGCATCGAGAAAGCGACCCAGTGTCCTAACCCGTGTAAATTTGGCGCCTTCTAAACCTTCAGGCAGCGTCAGGATCAACGCTGTGATGGTGCCAAGTATATTGCTGATGCGTAACTTGGGACGCGGCAGCGTACCTTGGCTGCTGTACTCAAAACCTTCTACCTCAATAGGTAGTGCCATGTACGGTTGGCCATCCCAAACCAGTTCGCTGTAATTGTTTTCGTTTGTACCAGCATGGAAATAGTACGTTTCCGCCACACCATGCTGGGCTACGTTCAGCTCAAGTTGATACAGTTCAATTAACTGTCCAGGGGCAATTCCCTGTAGCGCACTGGTTACCTCTGCTGTGCTGTCGCTAGTTGTGTAACCAGCGACCCAATAGCCGGTTACGACGTATGCCATTGATTAAGCGGTGACAGCCTTGATGACTGCAAAGCCGATCACGATGGCTTCAGCCAATGCGCCAGCGGTTACGTTGCGGACATTGATGGAAACTGAACCAGCAGCGCATTGAGCATTAAGCAGATAAGAACCAGCCGTGCCGCCAGCATCATGATTCAGCACCAGCAGATCGGTAACTGCGATGGTGCTGTTGGTCAGCGTGAACGTCACCGTAGTACCCGCTGCCAGCGAAGCAGCATTCATCGTGATCTGGCCGCATTTCTTGCTAAGTGTGACAGCGGTTGCTTTGCTTGTCGCCTGCGTGACCGTACCACCCTCGCCAGTGATATATCCAGCCTTGTCGGTGTTCAGGTTCGTAAAGTTGGAATCAACCTCGGTATGGGTCAGCGGACTGCCTTTGCCTGCGCGAGTGACGATGGTGCTCATGGAGTCGGCTCAAAAACTTGGGTAAATGTTGCTTGTAGCGTAGCGCGATTCAGGTAAGGAATCGACTTAGACCAGTCGTAGCAGGTCCACTGGTATGCCGTGGCTTCATCGGGTGGTGTCCAAGTGAACGACGCGCCATCAGCAGCCCGGGCATCAAGAAATGTTTCAATCGTGTCAGCATTGGTTTCTGACACTTCCCAGGTAAGGCTCCAGACTTTGGGATTCTGGTTCAATCCGACCGTCAACCGTTGGGAGTAGCCGTCACCAAACTGCACCTG